ATCTGGATATGCTTTGGTTTTTCCCTTGCTAGATTTTTTCACCATGCTTAGACCTTATCATACCTTCCTGACATAAGCAAATCCCCTGCGAGTTACAAGGTCAAAACTATTTTCCATGATACTGTTTATTCTATGCCTGAAGTATCAATCCCAACGAGTGTACCAACTGCTGGTGACTTATTCGACGCAAAGACGAAACAACTTGCGCGTTTTTGCGAAGAACCAGCGTGGTCTGCCTATAACCCGTCTATCTGCTACACAGAAGAGCACGGGTATCTCGTACTGCTACGTTCCTCAAACGGCTGGCTACGCGACCACAGACCAGAGTGGCAAGTAGAAACAGGTGACGAACTTACCACCGAAGATTCTTACGAGAACCCAGGAGAGTGGTATCAGGCTTCATACATTAACTCCGTTCTAGGAACAGAGAAGCATTTTAGAAATAGAATGTTTCTTGCAAGTCTAAACACAAAAACACTTAATCTTTCTTACTTGAAAGAGATAGACCTAACTCAGGCTTACTCACAAGCCCCCGCAAAACTTATAAGAGGAATAGAAGATGGAAGACTCTACTACGACGGAGAAACGCTACGAATCTCTGCGACGGTATTTGAAATTGGGCACATTAATGTTGCTCGTATTTGTTCTGTTGAACTGGACTTAAGCGGAGACACTCCACGCGGTGTTTCGTTCGAGATGTTTGACTCTCCTATTAACGAAGATACCGTTGAAAAGAATTGGATGCCAGTTCATAAGTCATCTATTTTCAACCCGGAAGATGTAACTTTTGATTATCTTTATTCTTCAGGAAAGACCTACACAATCAAAGACCGTTCCCTAAAAGAAGTTGGTGGACCAGCACCGTCCGTCCGAGGTGGCTCACAACTTATCGGTTTAGAGAACGGAACCATGCTTGCAATTGTTCACCAGTGCGTTTCAGCCGAGTACATTAGATTTGCTAATCTAACCAAAGAAGCACTATTCCGTCGTCGTTATGTTCACCGCTTTATTCAATACGACGAAAAGGGAAGAATCATAAAGGTTTCCGATATGTTTAACTTCCTAAACAAGTCAATAGAGTTTGCAGGTGGAATGGCAATACACGATAACAAACTCCTAGTTAGTTTTGGTGTCCTAGATTCATCATCACACATAGCATCCATCCCCCTTAAAAACGTCTTGGCGAATCTTCGTCCTCCTCGTATTTAAGTCCTATGAAGTCGACAAAATCGAACTTCCCATTATAGAGGAACAATGAGCGAAGACGATAACAATGAACCCGAAGAAGAAGTGGATGGCATGATTGACTTCCTCATTGCATCAGGCGCTTTAGAACTTACTTCTATAGATAAAAACGGAGACCCTGTTTACAGGATTACTAGTATTTGTAGAGACTTATTTCCTGACCTTTATTATGAACATATGAAGAATGCGGACGACACTGCTTTTGCTTTATGGCAAAAAGGTTTACTAGAGATTTCCTTTGCTGAAAACGGTACTAATTACATCACAATGTCCGCCGAGAACTACTTAAGATATCTAGATATTGCTGACCAGTTATCTGAAGACGAAGAAAGTCTTATGTTTGTCTTGATAAATAAGAACATTCTGGACGCTCAGTAGGACTTGACATCATTCTAGGTTTCCTATAATCTACAGATAGTTCTTGATGTATCAGGCTTTTTCAACTCAGTTCCTTTGGTACATCAAGACTTTTCGCAGAAATGTGGTTTGTTCTCCTTTCCTACATTTTTTTGGAAGCGCGTTGTCCCGGCACTTGCGAACACGGGGCACACACAAAAACCGCCCCACCGAATCTGATTCTGCGTAGGGCGGTTTATTAATTTATTCAATTTTATAGTCTTCTAAACTGGACTTTCTTACTCCAGATTTTCTCAATCTTTACTGCTCTGCCTGGTTTCGGAGAATGTAAAACTTCTCCGTTTCCTGCATAGATTCCGACGTGGTAAACATGACCACCTGACGAAAAGAAAAACACCAAGTCACCGACTTGAGCGTCCTCACGAGAAACCTTTTTTGATTCCTTGTATTGACCTCCAGTAGTTCTTGCTATTTCCTTACCTTTCTTCTTGTAGATGTACTGGGTAAACCCAGAACAGTCAAAACACTTAGGATTTGTTCCACCCTTGCAGTAAGGGATTCCTAAATACTTTAGACCAATTTTGTACGTGGATATAGGCTTTGCTAGGAAACTTTCACTAGCCCTAGCCTTAGTCTTTACTTCTCCTAGAGTTATATTCGACTTTACTGATAATTCATTAGCGTTGGCTTGACCCTGGGTTACTGGTGGCGATACGACCATAGCGGACATAAGAAGCGCAGTAACGGTGGTCAAAACCTTGGTTCTGACTAACATCACCACTAGTTTACCAGATTGGTATAATATTCGCCAAACCCAAACCTTAAAAACCCCACTAAAACGGTTTTTTGATTTGTCGGATTCTAAAGTTTTTTATCCTGTGAAGTCTGAAAAAATGACTTTTCTATTATAGAATATCTAAAACTGCTACTTTTTCTTCTTGTTTTTTCTGTCAGCAGGCTTTTTTGCGTATCCAACACTCTTTTTCTGCTCGGCAAGCCACTCATCATAATGAGACTCGACAACCCAAATTTGCTTGTGATGACCGAACACAGCACCTGTATGAGCAACCATGCGGATTCCTAGCGACTGTACGCGCTCACAGAACGTCAAATCCTCAGAGAGCCACTTATTCTCTCCAATTGGACCGTCTTGGAACCAAGCCCAGTCCTCACCAAAATGCTTACTGTATCCCTTACGAACTTCCTCAAGGACAGAGCGGTGAATTAGCATAGCGCCAGTTCCCGCTGCGTAAATCTCAACTAGGGAATTCTTTGGGTAGTCGTAGAACGGCTGAATGCCCATAGGCAAATCATGCTTCACAAAGATAAGTGGAATAGGCTCCAACTTCCCTGGCTCTGGAACGGTTCCAGTGAAGTAGAGTCCGCTAACAAAAGGGTACTCGTCTTTGTCTGCACTGTTCACAAGTTTATCAAAACCGTCTTGACTAATGTACTCATCAGCATCAACAATAAATAACCAGTCATCTGTTGTTCCTTCAAGGAAGGTTTTAACTTGAATGTTACGACTCTTGGCTAGTAAGCCAAGTCCTTGGATGCTATGAAAGTTGCTAACTCTCTTAGGGTTTTGCTTAATTAGATTCATTATACTATGCGCAAAGAACGCATCAACTTCACCGTGGTGACACCAACTAATACATACTGTTTCATTATCCTGCATGGGAAAACGATAGCACATCAGTATTGTTTTCTCCATCCAACAGGCGTATGATTTACCTATGACTGATGAACTATGGCACAAATTAGAACGCTCAAACTCACCCCTGACTTCTCTAGTGCAGATGGATGATGTTACAGAAGACCTAATTAAACCATTTGACTATCAGTCAGAAGGTGAAGAATCCTTCTACCCATATCTAGTCCCTCTAGATATTCCTAAGGACTTCGGTATCGGAGTCATTGTTGGAGCCTCTGGCACGGGCAAGTCGACTCTTCTCAAATCATTGGGTAGCCCAATACATCCCGAATGGTCAGCACAATCTATTGCTTCTCACTTTGAGAGCGCAGTAGAGGCAAATGAGAAGTTTTCGGCGGCGGGTTTAATGTCCGTGCCAGATTGGGTAAAGCCTTACAGCGTCTTATCTACTGGTCAAAAATTCCGAGCAGACCTTGCTCGCTCTCTTTACGACGGCGCAGCCATTGACGAATTCACTTCTGTAATTGATAGGACTGTTGCCAAGGCAGCGTCTACGGCTATGTCTCGATATGTACGCAAGAACGGAATACGCAACATTGTTCTAGCAACCTGCCACAGAGATGTCCTCGAGTACTTAGAACCAGACTGGGTAATTGACACAGACCGTGGCGAGTGGACTACTGGGAGGTCACTTCGGCGACCAGAACTGGACATCACGGTTTATCCTTGCTCAAACGAAGTTTGGGGCTACTTCGCTAAGCACCACTATTTATCCGAATCGCTCAACAAGTCAGCACACTGCTATTTGGCATTCAGCGATGGGAAAGTAGTTGGCTTCGTTGCTTCACTGGCGTACCCCTCAGGAAGCGTACAGAACGCTTACAGAGAGCACCGCTTAGTAATCCACCCTGATTATCAGGGCTTTGGTATCGGTCCACGTCTTTCAGAGGTGGTAGCCCAGCATTACATTAGTAACGCAAAGCGTTACTTCTCAAAGACTTCCCACCCCCGTCTAGGTGGATACCGCGACCAGTCCCCTGTATGGAAGCCAACCTCAAAGAACCACATGAAACGAAAAGACGGACAAGACGCTACAAAAACACGATGGACTATCAATCCTGACCGTTGGTCTTATTCTCACGAATTCATCGGAGAGCCCGGAAAAATCAATTCTGAGGTATAGTAAGAGCACATAAGTTATCCACAGGCTAGAAGTGGCGTGTTTGATGGCTTATCAACATAATCGTTGTATACACTTAAGTTTAAGTGTTTATGTTTTATTGCCTTAGAAAGGGCGCAAACAATGGATATTAATTGGAAGTTACCGTTCGAAATCTTAACCGAACTTTTTTTGTTTGTTTTAGGCTGGACCTTGGTTGCATTAGTTGGTTTAGCAGCAATAGCAATTGTCTTTGGCTTGGTAAGAGGAACCAGCGAAATCTTTACTAATAGCAAAAAAGAAAAGAAAGCAAAGACAGAAGAAGAAGTATCTCTTCAGCCTATGCTTGGTGTTGTCGAACCTGCAGATAATCTAAGTGCTCTTCAACTCAAAAGACTCTTTGAGCGCGGAACAGACTGACCGACCATCTCCTATGAGGAAGAGACCAACAGTAATGGACGCTACCTTTAGTTCAGAGATGACAGTGGAACTTGTCAAGCACAGTGCCTCTGATTCAGACATTGCTTTCGCTGCCAGAGTATCTACTCAAGGGGAGCGCTCTAAAGAAACCACAACAGGAGAGATTGGCGGTCTTATTAACTTCCTCATGCGTGAGCGACACGGCTCCCCGTTTGAGCACTCCACAATGACTTTCTATGTGAAGGCTCCAATCTTTGTTTGGCGTGAGCATATGCGACACCGTATGGCAAGTTACAACGAAGAGTCAGGACGCTACAAAACATTAGAGCCACACTTCTATGTACCAGACAAAGAGCGCAAGTTAGTTCAAGTTGGAAAGACTGGCTCTTACACTTTTGAAGAGGGAACTCTTATGCAGTACGGAAGTGTGCTTGCTGGGTATCTTAAAGGTTCTAAGGCTTCATACGAAGCGTATCTAAAGATGCTTGAATCTGGAATTGCTAGAGAAGTTGCTCGCGGAATTCTTCCAGTAAACATTTACTCCAGCGCTTATGTCACTATGAACGCTCGTGCGCTTATGAACTTTCTTAGCCTACGTAAGTCTGACCCTGACTCACACTTTCCGTCCTACCCTCAACGAGAGATTGAGATGGTTGCAGAGCAGTACGAAGAAATCTTCAAAACTTTAATGCCACTAACCTACAATGCTTTTGTTAAAAATGGAAGAGTAGCACCTTGACCTACCCAACAATTTCTGACTTAGGCGGTGAAGCGCATCTCGTTCGTAGATACGCTATGCCTTCTAATAAAAATTGGAGTGCATTCAACCCTTCAATAATTCTTTCTGACAAAGAAGAGTATTGGATTGCATTTAGGGCTAGTAACTATATTTTCTCGGACACAAGAATCTCGGTAAGACTTACTGCTGGGAACAGGGTAAGAAATAAAATGTTTCTTGTACGTCTAAAAGACGACTGGTCATTTGATGAAGACACTATAAAAGAGATAACTGTAGACAATGTTAGAGAAGATGTTGTTAGAGGATTAGAAGACCCAAGACTTTTTTGGGATGGAGTAAGTTACTGCATCAGTTCTACTTATTTAGAGAAAGATAATCCAGTAGCAAGAATCTCAAAGATAAGACTTAAATCTTTAGAAGACCCTGAAGTTTTATCTATGGAAGTTTATTCATCTCCAAACAATCAAGTTGAAAAGAACTGGATGCCTGTACAAGACACAGAGTCTTTTATTTACGACTACTGCTCTGTGTTTACTAACGAAGAAATAGTAAAGCACGATGTAAGTAAAGAGTATGAAACTTTTAGAGGTGGCACTCAAGTAATCCCTTTTGGAGATGGAACAAGCGTTGGGCTAGTGCATGAAATTTATTCAGTGGTTGTTAGGGGAGCAAATCCCGTAACATTTTCTTCTACAACAAAGATAAGAAACTATAGTCATAGGTTTGTTAGGTACAACAAAGACTTAAAACCAATCCAATGCTCAAACAACTTTATCTTTGTAAAAGAAGGTATAGAGTTCGCATCTGGTATTGCACCAACTAAAGACGGATTTGTTATTAGTTTAGGTAGGTCTGATTTGGCTTCATACGTAGCGACAATAAGTAAAGAGAATTTATTAGCAACACTTAAGGATTTAAATGTCTAACGGAATTGCTTATCTGTATGCTCGTGTCTCAACTCAAATACAGGTTAATGACGGAATCAGCCTTGATGCTCAAGTTAGACAGATGGAATATGCAGCACTAGCAGCAGACTACGAACCTGTTGTTTTAAGAGAAGAAGGACGTTCTGGAAAAAGTATTCAGGGTCGCCCAGTACTACGAAATGCTCTAGATGACCTAGATGCAGGAAGGGCTCAGGCTATTTATGTCACAAGACTCGATAGATTGGCGCGTTCGACTAAGGATTTTCTTTCAATTGTTGACCGTTCACATAAATACGGTTGGCGTTTGGCTTTACTTGATTTGGGGTTGGATACTGCTACGCATCAGGGGAGGTTTGTTGTCACGATTATGGCAGCGATGGCGGAAATGGAACGCGGAATGATTTCCGAACGTCAAAAAGATGTACACAGAGACCGAAGAAGTAGTGGAAAAAAGTGGGGAATTGATTTAGGACCGCTACCAGATATTGAACAAAACATAAGAGAACGCATTTATAAAGAAAGAAATTTAGGACTTTCTTATCAGTTGATTGCAGACGGATTGAATGCAGAAAGTGTACCAACTGCGCACGGCGGAGAGAAATGGTACGCAGCAACAGTTAGAAATTCTTACTTAGCATACAAAAAAACAATGTAAACTAAGAACAAGGTTCGCGCTGACACACGAATTAATATTCTGCCCTTGCTGGAGGGGTTACTTTGATTAAGACTCTAAGAGTTCTTGGTGCTTTTTTCTATTTATCTATATTTGCTTTAATTGCACCACCTTCTCCAGCAAGTGCGTCTATTTCTGAGCAGCCTTGTAACCAATACTCTTGGACAGGCGAAGATGACACTGCTCATCAAATGTCGCTTCCATATAATCTTCCTCTCGGAGACACTACATACAGCACAACATATGTAACTACCAACGGTACGCTAACTTTTGGCATTCCTGATGCCACATTTCATACATACCCAAGTACCCCATCTATTTCTTTGGCTGGTTATGACTGGGTAACCTTTGGTCAAGGCACTAGTTTAAGTTACGGCGTTACCAGCACAGGTTTTTGCGTAGAATGGAAAGTTCGTCCATTCCCACAAAGTTCTGGAGACATTACAACAATCAAACTAACTGTTGATACTTCTCGCCTACCTACTTGGTCTGGAATTGTAGAGACAACAGGTTGGCTTCCAGCAGATTTAAGACGCGGTATTCGTTTCCAATCAGGTGAAGAGGTGGTCCAAATCTCAGAGGCGTTCACTATTAACGGTGGACTCCCAGTCGAAATGCAGACTTGTTGGGACGGAACAATCATCCCAATGTCTGCAACGTGCCCTCCAGAACCTCCACCCGGTCAATGCTGGGATGGTTCTACAATTCCTTGGAACGGGAGTTGCCCCCCAGTTCCACCCGATACACAATGCTGGGATGGTACTTGGGTTGCTTGGAGTCAGACCTGTCCACCTCAGCCTCCCCCAATCACTTGCTGGGACAACTCGGTAATTCCTTACAATCAAACTTGTCCACCAACTCCCCCAGACATTATTTGTTGGGACGACTCAACGGTTCCTTGGAATGGAACTTGTAGTCCAGAACCTGTAGTTATTTGCTGGGACGGCTCTGTAGTTCACTACCAATCAGAGTGCTCTCCGACTCCTCCAGATATTGTTTGTTGGAACGGTGAAGTGATTGCTTGGAATGAAACCTGTCCACAAATGCCGCCACCAATTGAGTGCTGGGATAGTTCAGAAGTTAATTGGAACGAACAGTGTCCACCAATTCCACCAAATATTATTTGCTGGGACAGTTCTGAAGTTTTATGGAATGAATTATGTCCAATAGAACCAACTCCTACTCCCAGCCCAGAACCAACGCAAACAGTAGAACCCACGCCAGAGCCAACAGCGACACCTGAGCCGTCACCATCAATATCACCGACACCAGAACCGACTTTAGAACCTTCACCTACGCCGTCACCGCAGCCCACAGAAACGCCGACAGCCACACCGACACCAGAACCATCACAGACAGAACAGCCAGTAGTGATGCCGACACCAGAACCAGAGCCGTCACCTTCAGAAACTTCAACACCAGAACCAACTCCTACTCCTGAACCAAGTATAGAGCCTGTTGAAGAAGTTGTAGATAATGCTTCAGAAGATGGAATTATTACTGATGAAGAAACTCAGGCTATTGTAGACAATCTTCTTTCTGATGGAGACCTAAGTACTAATGAAGTTACAGACCTTGTAGATAATTTGCAGTCTGATGGTCAATTATCTGAAGAAGAGAAACAACTTGTTTCTGATGTTCTTGTTGAAGCATATGAAGACAGCGCAATTCCTTCCGACGTATTTGAAGCGTCAGGTTTAGACTACGAAGACTTACCACCTGAGCAACCAATTACTTTAGAAAACGGTGTAGTTATTACGGCTGAAATTGCAGATGCCATTGAAATATTTGAAGACCCTTCCGAACTCCTTTCCGCAGTTTTAACTGACCCAGGAAAGGCACTTAAAGCCATTGCGAATGTTGGTGCTGACTTAACACCAGAAGTTCGTAAGGACGCACAAGCAATAACTGTCTCGGCAGTCATTGTGTCACAAGTAATTGCTGGAACTTCAGCACTGACCCTAGCGAGGAATCAATAATGAAAGCCATACTAATATGGATTAAAGATGCCTTCATTGAATCACTAAACCAAACATGGACTCTATTAGGTATGTTTATCGCTTGGTGCGTTCTTGAAGGAAGTGCAAAAACCGTTGTAGGTTATGCAATAACACTGTCACTAGCAATCTGGTTGCTTACAATTAAACTAAGAGGTCCACTTGACCTTGAGATTGTGCATAAAGATGAAGACGAAGAAGCCCCCAAATAGGGGGCTTTTTCCTTTATATAAACAATTTGCATAAGAGATACAAAGTCTGTACCATAAAGTTATGACACACGCTAAAGACATAAAGAAATGGAGAAAGAAAAAATGAGTGATTTACTCCTTGAGTACACTGAAAAAATCCTTCCAATCTTGCCTTTAGCAAAAAAGGCTTATGGTTCTAGGTCACAAAAAAGCGTGGAACATGATGCAAGTCGTCAGTACACAGATTTTTTAATTGAGTTCCAATCAAAAGGCGGTAGTCTTCCACAGTTAGCAAAGAGTCTTAATGTTGCTTATCCAGGGATTAGACGACGAGTTGTGATGAATGATGTAAATTTATCAGCAATAAAGCCAAAAACTCGTGCTACAAAGCAAGAAAATATTGAAGCAGTAGAACGTGTAAAAAAGGCAAAAGAAATTGGTGTTGACCAGTATCACGACCAACTCGCTAACGAGTATAGAAATGGCGTATCTTTGTCAGTTTTAGCCCGCGAGATGGGTCTTAGTTCCGCCGCACCACTGTATTATGGAGTACAGAGTAGTTTGAAGCGTAACGTCTAAAACAAAAACTTAAGCCCTCATGCTACTCAGCGTGAGGGTCTTTGTTTTTTGGAGGAATAATGGGTAAGAGTTTAATGGAGCAAATTGCCATGCTCTCCGAGGAAGAACGTAACGCTGTTCTTTCTGACATGGATATGGACTCCCTCATCTGGGATTGGAAGGCTTGGGGTAGACCAGAGCAACAAACACCAAAAGGTAACTGGAATATCTGGGCATACATCGCTGGTCGTGGCGCAGGCAAAACTAGAACTGCTGCCGAGTGGGTGCGTGAAGAAGCAAAGCACACAGATAAGGGGCAACTTCGTTTTGCTTTAGTTGCTCGTACTGCTGCAGATGTTCGAGACGTAATTGTCGAAGGCGAGTCGGGAATTATTAATATCTCACCGCCAAGCGAGAAGCCACACTACGAACCGTCTAAGCGTCGTCTAACTTGGTCTAATGGGAACACTGCAACTTGTTTTACTGCTGACGAACCTGACTCCCTTCGTGGTCCGCAGTTTACGCACGCATGGGGAGATGAAGTTGCTGCATGGAGACAGACTCCAGACGCTGCAGGTATGACTGCATTTGATAACTTACGAGTCGGCACCCGTCTTGGAGACCGACCAAAAATTATGCTTACTACAACACCGAAGCGTGTACCGCTTTTATATTCTTTAATAGAAGAGTCAAAGAAAAGTGAAAGTGTTGTAATCACACGCGGTAGCACTATGGACAATGCAGGTAACTTATCTGGTGCTTACATGGAAGCAATCATGGGAGTTTACGAAGGAACACGTCTTGCTGCTCAAGAACTTTATGGCGAGATGTTAGATGATATTGAAGGCGCTCTTTGGACCATAGAGATGATTGAAAAAAATAGACATGGGTCTTTTCCTATAGGAACACCACTTCGCTGTATTGGTGTTGACCCATCTGTTGCAGAGAATCCACGAGATGAGTGCGGAATTATTGTCTGTGCTTCTACTGGAGAAAGAGATTTATATAAGCGCGAAGCATGGATACTTGAAGATGCATCTATTTTAGGCTCCCCTGAAGTCTGGGCTAATAAAGTTGTAGAGATGGCTCGTAAATGGATGTGTCCAGTCATTGCTGAAGTAAACCAAGGCGGAGCATTAGTGCGTAATGCAATCAATGCAATTGACCCAAATGTTAAAGTTTTAGAAGTCCACTCAAAGTATGGAAAGGCTCTAAGAGCAGAGCCAACAGTACTTGCTTATGAGCAGGGTCGTATTCATCACGTTGGTTTCTTAGCAGAACTTGAGGACCAAATGACTTCGTGGATTCCGGGAGAAGGAAAATCTCCAGACCGTGTAGATGCTTTAGTACATGCGCTAACCGCGCTACTTATTAAACCACCTCAAGGTTTTGTAGGCGGAAAAATAACCGCCCACTCCCCTGCCCGTCGAAAGATTGACTTAGGCAGGAGAGGTGGCGGTATGGGTGGTGCTAGGGTTTTTAAACCTTAGACCAGTTTAAATCCGTACTTCTTTGCCATTTCTGACATAGACTTCTTGCCAGGAATACCGTCTGCATCAGCGCCGTGGTAGCCCAACTTGTGTTGCCACAACTTGTATGCTTCTTTGGTCTTATCATCGTAGGTACCATTAGCAGCAATCTTTGCACCGCATAGGTCTACAAGAGCAGATTGGACAACTTTAACGTCGTCATTGGTAGCACCAAATACAAGACCAGACATATGAACAACTTTGTTTGGCTTCTTTGGTGTAGGAGTTACAATTGCAACACCCTTCTTCCAAAGACCAATCTTGCGCTCTGAAGGAGCGTGAGGGTCAATAATTCCTGGAAGGTCTAGGAATGGATTGCTTACATCATTACCGTAACGAAATGGCGATACGCGAGTTTCTAGGTGCAAGTGCGGCCCGGTGGAGTTACCTGTATTCCCAGAAAGCCCCAATTCCTCTCCCTCAGCAACTTTCTGACCTTTTTTCACAGTTGGCTTTGACATGTGGCAGTACCAAATATCGACAGTACCTTTATCTGACTTACAAGTAAGAACTACAACTTTACCGTAGGACTTATCGTTAAGGACATCTTTAATTGTCCCAGCAGAAACTGCAAACAAAGGCGTACCAACCGGGCAAGCAAAGTCAATACCTGTGTGACGCTTTGCTGAGTAGCGAGGGTTTGGACGACCCCACGGCTGTGAAATCTTTGGGTTCTTTACTGGACTAGCCATTTTAAATCCTTTAGTGGGTAGAAAAACAATGTTCTTCTATTTTACCTGAACTAAAGTATTCCTATCTGGCAAATCTAGTAGCAACACCCCAGTCAATATCATTGTTTGATACCTGACGAGGCTTCAAAGAACGACCCATAATTATTGCCTGAGAGCCCTGACCTACAACTTCTACGTTGCGTTCTAGCATTTTACGCTGGAATGCAGTCTGAGTCATAGGCTTTTCACCGCGTTCTTCAGCCCAAATACGATAAATAACATACAAAGACTTGATTGGAGTAGTAGCACCCTCATTTAGAATAGTCTCTTCTTCAAGGAACAATCCAATACGGTCTTCGTTCTTTCGGTAGATTTCTGCTGCTTCAGAAACAACAGAACACCAACCAAGAGCATCACGAGAACTAGAACCAAGCATCTTTATTGCACCTTCAACAGCCCACGAAAGGACAGCAGGAAGAGCGCCCTCAGGGTCAAAAATATATTCCTTTAAGTCTGGGTCTGGATTCTCAGGTACAAATGTAAATGGAATTGGACGAATACGTCTCCACATTGCATCATCGTTAATAATTGGACGATGGTTAGTAGATATCCAAAGTTTTGCTTGAGCCTTAAAAGTAAATGGACGTTCACCTGGAGAACGAGCAGAGATTTCTTCAGAGCCAGTTAACTTCTTAACTGAGTTCTCTTTCAAGCGCTCTGAGTCTGGGAGTTCGTCAACCCATACAAGACGACGACCACGAAGTTCAGCCCAGTGGTACAAGTCAGAACCTGATGCATTACCGTCACCACTAGCAAGAATGCTTGAGTCAAATGGCCAGGCATACTGTTGTGTGCCAAGACATTTTACAAGTGCTTCAACAAAAGTATTCTTACCTGAGCCTGCAGGACCGTATACAAGAAACATCAAGTCATATTTACTAAGACCAGTCAGCGAGTAGCCCGCTGCTCTTTGTAGCCAGTCTTGGAATTCTTTATCTCCACCAGTTGCAAAATTTAAGAACTCTTCCCAGCGTATGTTACGAGTCCCCGGAGAATAAGCGACAGGTGCTCTACGAGTTATATATAGGTCTGGTCTATTCTTTAATAACTCTCCAGAACGTAAATCAACAACGCCATTCAAGACTCCAAGCATATGAGGATTAGAATCCCACTGGTCTACTGCAACTCGAATACGACGGTCAGAGTTACCGTTCTCAATTGCAGACTTTAACCTAGCGTTTGACTTAGAGTTCTGCGCCCACTTAATAACGTCTGATTGTTTATCAGAATCACCGTCGTAGTTTTTTACTTCACTAGCGATAACAGGAGCAAGACTTTTTGCAAGTTCTTGCATTTCTAAACCTTCAATGTCTGGCTTCCAATATCCACCTTCCCAGTGGAACCAACCAAGACCTTCTGAATAACGAATTGCTTCACCAAATGTATCTACAAATCTACGACCATTTCCTGTATCGGAAAGAGTACGCATACCAATAATTCCACCATCTTCTTCACTGATGGCATCAGTATCTTTTGGGACATTTAAGTTAGAGAGAGAAGATGCTTCAGCAACTGACTCACCGTTGTGAATACTGTCGGATATGGCACCAGCAAGA